ATAGTTTTCTGATTACTAGTTCTCTCTGATAGATCTTGAATAATTTCATTAAATCTTTCTTGTTTGTACGATGTATCAAATCCAGGAGTAATTATTAATTTTGCATTTTTTAATTTGCACCAGTTTTCTAATTCAATAACATTTGATATTTGCTCTAGCATTGCTGACTTTTCGCTATATATTGCAGTACCGTATCCTTTCCATAGCGTTTTTCTAGGGCCTTTTTCTTGATCGTCGGACCAAGGCCATGCACACTGAAACTGATGGTGTTCATTGAATTCGTCACTTACAAAATCAAATCGTTCAGGCCCGCTTGGAACATATAGCACTATTAATTCGTCAATGTTGTTCCAGTTTATTTGAGGATGAAAATATAAACTTTTAATGGACGCCCGATTGCCCTTTCCCCTAATACCAAAATTAATAGGAGTATACGTGCCCTTAAAATATTTTTTACATAATACTTCAACAAATGCATTCTTGTATTCCATAAATTTCCAAATTATACGGCCAGTGTTATCTATTGATAGCTCTGGATGATCAGATAGCATTTTAGACTTTTCATTTTTTGATAAAATTGGTTCCATAGGAACTCCAATCTTAGCCATAGACCATTGATAGCTATCGCAAATTTCTTGATCGACTGCTCCTTGGCCTTCAACAAATGAACATCCTAAACTAATAATTGCTTTTCGTGTTCTTTTTAAATCTTTATTAATTTCAATAATTTGAGTATTATACATTTTTAATCCGCCATGTAGTTAGATAATAGTATTGCAGACCTTGGTGTTTTGGCCCTTGTATTTTCTTTTAAAACATTAAAGTTATAATCTAACACATCTTTCATAGATGTAAACCATTGTATTTTTTTATCAGCATCCATTAAGTTAATGTCTTTTAATAATTTTATAATTGCATCTAATCGATCCCAGGATTCTAAATCATCATACGACTCGTCAAAAAAATCGCTAAATGTTTTATACCCTAAATTTTTAAGATATTTTAAACTATGTTTATTGCCATACATAATAAAAGGATGACACGTTGCTATCGGCTTAAAACTTTTTTCACTTATGAAACAAGTATCTTCAGCAAACGACGCTTCGCTAATTACACTTATCCATGTATCTAACGTTGCCTGGTGATTTAAGTCTCGTTCAAACAGGCCGCCGAGCCCACCTTCAAATGCATCTTTAAATTTATCATTAAGGTCAGTTCTTGGGTATATTGGCAATATATTAATCAAGGACTTGTATAGTTCAACATTTAGTGTTTTTCCTTCGTAGTATGAATTAGAATGTCTAAATGAATTCATACTATTAATGCCAACGTCTAGTAAATTATTTTCGTATAATTTACTAAACAGCCAAATGCGGTGAGGCCTTGTTCTCTTTTGAAATGCATTGTATAATTTAATATTGTCTGTATTCTTGGTCTTATATTCAATTTGTTGGAATGAAGTTGGCAATGTACTACCTTGTTTTTCGGCAGCATCTTGTATAAATTCTTCAAATTGAATATTTGGAATTACACACATTTTATCTTGTATTGTGTTGATGTTGCACCAATTATTATATTGTTCAATGACTGCAAGATTTCCAGTTACATATATTATTTGTGTAGGATTTATATCGTAATGATTACAACAATCATGAAACCATTCAAACAACCAACTAGTATGATATCCTTCGTGTGATTGGTCTAATAACAAGAAGCATTTCTTTTTGCGAATAGCCGATAGCTGCTTCTCTGATAAGTAAGCAAATATTGTTTTACGCTCAAGCATATATGTATCGTGTTTTTTGTTTAGATCAGTATATCCGCACCAGTCCCAAGGAGAATGTGTCACGCCTGCTGAAATAATATATTTTGGATATAATTTTCGCTTATCCCAATAATTAGAATTTACAGAAATAGTATCAAGATCAACTAATGGCAATTTAATAGTCTTCCATCGAATTATCGAGGTTACTAACGGGCTTGCGGTAAATCTACGTATTCCCGAGGTATTAACATCTGGACATTGTGAAAAATTTGTGTGTGTGCGTAGATTTTCAAATATAAAATTCATAATCGATTCCATTGTTCAACTGACGTTCCGTTAGTAACACTGCGCCGTTCTATTAAATCTAGAATATCTTGGTTATTTTTTTGATGAGCGGTCGGGGCAAATAATGCCCGGTTTCGTTGATTGGTATCTGCAGGAGGGGATATTAAGTAATACATTGCTATACTGTTTCTTGATATATTTATCGGTGAAGTTACAGGCGTAGATAACCCATGCCAACAATGTTGGGTTGTATCAAAAAATATAGCTCTGTTAAATGTTGGTAATATTTCTTTAAGTAATGCTGTTGGAGATGTTCCGTCTGTATCCCATATTCCAAAATTCCCTCCCCAAGTATGTTGCCATTCGGGAGTAAGGTAAATGAGAAGATTAAATTTTCGTTGTAATCCTAACTTAGGATGAAGACTGTAATCAAGATGAGGATTAAGTTTGCCTCCTCGAGGATGCGAATGCATTCCACCACCGTGAATCCCAGGATCACTGTATAAGTGATCAAGTCCGGTGTGACTTAATAGAACATTAATAAAATCTGTTGAGTTAAGATACGTTATTAGCTTATAAATGCTTGCTGGGAATCTATCCCATATATTACAAGTACGCTTCAGTTCAATTTGATTATCATAGTTGCCGTTAAATAATCCAGAATCATACGCAAGAAAATCTGCTGCTATCTGGGTAGCAACATCTTCATTTAAAAAATTATCAATTACACAGTGTGAATATTTTTCTTTATGAAAATTATCAAATGATGTTGATAAATTATTAATATTGATTAAACTATTAGCCATCTATTATTTTTTAATGTCCAGCGAACAACTTCTTCTAATCTTTCATATGCTGGCTGCGGTTCCCATCCTAACTGTTTCATCTTAGTACCATCTAGTGCATATCGCAAATCGTGGCCAGGTCGACTAGTGTGGAAATCACACATTTCGTAGTTGAGCTGTTTGTCTTGAACTTCAGCAATAAACTGTGCTAATTTTAAATTGTCAATCTCTGTAGATCCTACAATATTGAATTTTTGACATTTTGCGCCACCGTAGTCTGGTTCTAATTTACTAAGGTCAGTATGATATAAAAACATCAATGCATCTGCAACGTCTCGAGCATGTATGTAATGCCTTGATCCTGCAATTGTTTTTTCTGAGTTAGCATGTACTGTAATTTTTTCGTTATCTCGAACACCTCTGATACACATAGGAATATACTTTTCAGGATGTTGTCTTTCCCCAAATACATTCATAGTGTGAGTAATAATTGCCGGAAGACCGTAAGTATTCTCGTATGCAACTACCATTTCTTCTGCGGCAGCTTTGCTAGCACTGTAAGGATTGGTGCTGTTATATCTATCGTTTTCTTTGTAGCTAACTCCAACAGGTGCCGGTCCAAAAATTTCATCTGTTGAAAAGTACGCAAACAGATCTAAGCTATCTAAATTACGAGCGTAGTCCATTAAATTAACAGTGCCCACTATATTGTCTTGTACGAATTCCATAGGATAAGAAATGGATCGATCAACGTGACTTCCTGCGGCAAGGTGCGCTATTAAATCAACTTTTCCAATCATTGATCTAATTTGAGAATTTAGTTCTGCCTTTAGATCGTGATGAACTACCCTTACACGTTTGCGCTCGATTGCAGGGTGAGACATTACTACGTCGTTTAATCTATTTAAATTTCCACTGTAATCTAATCGATCAAGGGTTACGATTCTCCAATCAGTTTCGGTTAATATTTTATCAACTAAATGGTGAGCTATAAACCCGGCGCCGCCTGTAATTAAAATTGTTTTGCTCATAGTGTCCTTATTCTGTTTGTCTACACTCAAGATAGAAGTTTTCCAATTCTGGAAATGTTTCTAAGAAATTAGTACCGCGTCTGCGGTCGTATTCTGTAAACCAATTAAAGAAGTCGCGTTTGCCTTCTTTTAGTTTTTCTGAGGTATAGATAGCTGATTCCATGTATTTTACTACTCTTAGGAATTTTTCATACTCTAAGTCGTTGAATTTGCTACGGTTTTTATCGTCTAGATTGGCTAGAATGAAGTCTAGATGTCTTTGCATGTAAGGCATAAACTCATCTTTAGGCAATAAATTCATGTCGTACTGTAATGGCTCTTTTAAGAACGGAGTGTCAAAGCGTATACGCTGCCATTTGTTCTGATCAAAACCATTATACTTAACACGCCATTCTAAGATCTTTTCTAATAAACTTTGGAAGTTTGTTACTGTTAGAATATTAAAGGTACACATAAATGTAACCGGTAACGTGGTTTTAGTTAGATATGTATCTAAGTTCTTTTCCCAAACAGTTAAATCTAGCCCTGTGCGTATGTATTCCGCTTGCGGTCCCCATGTATCCATGCTAGTAAAAATCTTAAAGTCTTTAATTGCACCTTTAGCTAAGAGAGCATTTACCTTTTCTACTAATCGATCGATAAGTATTGGCTTAACTCCGAAGTTGCTATTAATATTAAGCTCGAGATTAGGTTTAGGATTATTATCAAGCTCATCTAAGAGTCTCCAAGTTGATTTTTGTAATAGCGGTTCGCCGCCAGTAATTCGTAATATTGTTAAGGTCTTACTAACCTCGGGCCACCACTTCCACCATGCTTCTACGTAAGGATTAGTATCTTCTTCATAGACAGTGAACCAGTTAATATCATTGCGGTGATTTTTAACCATATCATACGGTCCAAAATCTTTGATCTCTTTGTGGTATGCACTACTATGCTTAGGATGGCAATATCCGCATTTGAAATTGCATTCATTACCAAAACTTACCTCAATGTATTGTGGATTTACAGGAGCTAGAGGATTAGCTTTTATAGCTCCGAGTCTTTCCTCAGTATAGATACTTGCGTTACGCTCCTTGCGATCGCTAATATAATCCTCCCCCATTGCTTCAATGTTCCAGCAATAATTGCAACCACTAGGCTTTTTGCCTGCAATCATTTCAGCACGTTCACTAATTTTTTCTTTAGTATTATGTAATGCGCTTGGGTCTAGTGCAATTTCAGCCAAGGGAATTTTGTGAGGCGCAGGATGGTAGCAACTGTGTGTTTCTCCCGTTTGCAAATAGATAGTAGTGTGATGCCATTTGGCCAAACAGAAAGTTGGACTAACTTCTTTCATTATGGGAATGAATTTTTGTATGCGTTGTTTATCGTCCATAGAACTGTTCCTCTAACCATTTAAAATTGTTAATCTTTTTTAATGCTTCTACATCTAATTTATTTTCTTCACCGTACTTGCGGCCAGCAATTGCTCCTGCAAGTACATCGATGTCTGTGCCAACTGTACACCAGGTGTCTAATCGTTGTTGAGTTTCAGTATCGTCTTGTCTATCAATAACGCGACTAGATAATTTACAACATTCTCTAAATGCACTTTTCCAACTGTTAAAAGGATCAGTGTTAAATGCAGTAATGTTACTGATCTCTTCCATGGCCTTAAACAGCGGACTAATGCTTGTTGTCATGTCAGGTCTAGCTAAGTCCATAGTCATAGTCAACTTCTTAGGAAGTAGTTTAACTCCGCCGTATCCGTATTCTAGTCCATTAACTGGATTTTGGCTGCGCCAAACATGTACACATTCTAGATCGTATTTGCTTACTACATAATTAAAGTTGAATGTGTCTACAATTACAGCATCGCCGTCAACTACCCAAAACATCTTAGTAAAGGCTTTCCTAGCTGCTGCAATGTGTGCCTGGTGTATTCCTGTAACTCCGCTAACTCGTTGAGCGTAGGGAAATCTTGCCTTTAGTTTATTAAAGTTTTCGTCCGCGTTAGGCTCACTGTAACTAATGAAGATTATATCGTATTTCATTGTCGGTAATAAGTTAAGCCTAAATTAATTGTTTCATCATAAAGCGCTAATGTGTACTTACTCTGTTCTGCATTTAACCAAGGCCACTTAAGACCTAGCTCTTGTTTAATCTTTTCACCTAGCACTTGTGCATCGGCTTCGACGTCGATGTGGTTAACTTTTTCTTCGTAGATATCTTTTAATAGCTCGAAGTCTCTAACATCTACATAGTTCCAATCTGTACAGTTAGTCATGTATGTTCCCATACGTGTGCCAAGGATTGCATAGGCACCGTGTTCTTCGTGCATACCTACAGTCGACCACATACGCAGTCTATGAATATTATGCCACCAAATACGTTCTTGTATTTCTTGTGCTGGCACTTTTTCGCCGTCAAGCAGAGTCATTTTAACACCTTCACGAAACCCTGCTCTCCACGCTTGAAAAGGCGATCCTGTAATAATGCTGTCACTATAGATCTTTGGAAAGTTCTTGTATCCATCTTCCCAACAAAAATCAACTTGGGCACGATCGCTTTCTGCTGCTTCGTGTGTGCGCATGTTTAACACAAACTCTTTTTTCCAAATCTTTAGGCCGCCGTTACCATAACGTAAACCGTTGATAGAATTTCTAGCACACCATCCGTAGACTTGTATCTTAGGATCGCTCATGTCTAGTTCTAGATCAAAGAATTTAGGATCTACCATATTGTCTGCATCAACTGTAATGAACCAATCAGTATCGCTTAACTCAGCTGCTGCTTTATGAGCAGCGTCACTGCCTTTAACTCCATGTACACGTTTAGCCCATGGTGCTTTATTGCATAAATCTGCGTAATGCAAATCTGCATTAGGCTCATCATAACTTAGAAAAATAATATCAAATTCAACTATTCTCATAATTTTTCAATCACGTAATTTTTAAAAACACGCCTAGTATATATACTAAACTTTACTGGTAAATTTGTTACATCAACTGTATGAGATTTTGCTATAATATCAGCAAGTGTTACAACAACAGACTGATAAAGTATATTAGGATCATTGTATTCTGTTATAAAAAAATGAAGCTGCATGTCCCTATCCCATCTAACTTCTCTTTTCTTTACCGGTTGGAACTTCTTATCTAAAATATAAGTTCCATATAATTCTTCCGTTAGTTGAAAAACTATAGTGTTATTATCGTATGTAATGTGAAGGTCTGGTTTTTCTATATTGCTCCATCGACTATCAACTATTCTATGCAGCACATCGTCCATTTTAAGCTCTGTCCTGCGTCCAGTTAGCTCTAGAGTATTTGATGTAGGGTCAACAAAACACGCATGTATCTTTGTTCTGCCTTCTATTATAGAAAGTGCAGTTTCGTCATCGAGATCTAAGGTAAACTTTTCTTCAGGAAACGCATAAGACGGTCCGACACTGGTTACTTCCCCAGTATCAGGATCAAATACTGCAACGTACTTAATTTCAGGCATTTCTATATTTGCCATCAATGTTTCTAAGTCACTCATTTCTTCCATGCTAGTTCCTCTAAGATGTTTATCATTTCGGTTGTAATTAAATCTTTTTCAACATAGTGTACAATATCATTCTGCTGATAATTTCCTATTTTTAATTTTCCCTGTTTATTAAAATAAAATCCAACATGATCAGAACACCTGTCGGCAGGCCATGGCCAATTCTGTACTAGCGGTTTTAGATGCACTACCCTAGGAAATTCTAAATCATAGGCAATTATATCTTCTATTCCTAAAATCTTTGCACTAAGGGCAAACGCTTCATCTGTCCCTACTACTTTTGGTTTAAGTGCAGTAAGAAACAAGTTAGAAAACTCCTTGGGATTTTTAATAATATAACGTCCAAGAGTAAAGAACTCATTAACTAGTGTACTATCTTTCTTAAAGAATGTAAAGAATGAATATAAATTTGGCAGATTATTTTTGGTAAAAGTTTTACGATAGTCGTCGCTAGTTACTATCTCACCTCGATATGTGTAGCTTTTATTTGGAATATATAACTTATTATTTTCAATGAAATAATCAATCCAGTAACTATAATCTTTTAGAAACAACATATCAACATCTAAACAGACAGTGTACTCAAACGGGGTTAGCTTATCCATCCAACTACGACCGTTCCAAAAAGTTTCTTGATCCCACGGAATAATGTGATCAAATACCCATTTAGATTCAAATCTATCTAGGTCGGCAGGATTGTCAATTACTATTGCAACCTTATCGTACCCTTCTTTTTGTGTATTCTTAATACTTAATGCTAATGCATACGCTAGTTTAGCATAGTCAACTGTTTCGTGCTTGGCTACAAATATTAGATATCCAAAGTTCATATTAACCTCAATAGAGATTTTGCATTTCTCACAATGCTTTCTTTGTTCATAACATGCACATCGATATCTTTAATTGCTGCTGCGCAAAATTTATCGTTTAAATTTGCATTGATTAGAAAAATTAATTTTCCAGAGTCGTCTACGCTGTGTAATATGTCTTTGTCAATAGCAGTTAATAACTTTGGCAGGCTAATGCGTTTATCAGTTTTAAACCCAAAAAGTATGTGATTAGCAACACTAAATGCAATATCATTTCGATATTGTTTTGTATCAAATCTAAACAGATCTCCGTAGTATTGATAGTTTTCTCTAACGAAATTTACTAGGTCAAAAAATCTTTTTCCGTTTTTATTTTTAGTAAACATCACAGTGGTAGCCCAAAACATGTGTACTCCAGTATCAGAAATATACTTGTCATGATAACCCATGCGTGATTGGCTGTAAAAATCTAACATTGATTCTGCTATTAGGACATCTTCATCTACTTCCCAATATTCATTTAATCTATCTGAAAATATTAAAAAATCACTATCAAGCAGTAATGTCCTATCATACGGTGTTAGGTCGTAGGCGCTGGCACGATTAGAATTTACAAAAGGCACGATTTTCTTACTTGTACCATCATGTAGATTGCGATAGTTATTAGTAACAGGTTTTTCTACTTGGATAATTTGATCAAATACTTCTACAGCTCTACTATAAATGTTAGAAGTTTTCATCCACTCAATAGTAGATTCATCACTAACTAGAGATACTGGGACTTGTAAATTCTTTTTAACTAGCCCTGCAGATATTACAGACAGTAAAGCGTAATCAACCTCTCTGTTATTATGTGCAAATATTAGTGCGCCGCATTTCATAGATCTAACAATTTTTCTACTGATCTACTTTTTTTTAACTCTTGGTATTGATCGTAGTACTCAAAAGTAGTAGTATAGTATCTGTCTAAGATTTTATCGCGGAAATCTTCGAGATTAGTAATAAGAATAGGATTATCGTTTGAATCAATTAACGGCACGCCTCCAGTGCGCCCTCTATCTACTAACATTTGCACATAGGCAATTAGAGATTTATCAATTTTAAAGATGCCTCCGCTAACGCCGTAAGTTAGTTTGGCTTCAATTTTTTCTTTAAGTGTTTGTCGTTGGATTGAAAATGTCTGGCGATAATTGGCAAAGTCCAGAGCTTGTTTGAGTTGATCGTCCATTGTTTCTCCTAATTAACATAGCAGTTTATTTATTTGCGATGCTGCTAGAGAGAAATATTTTAAGCGCTAATTGCACCCAATGTTACAGTAGGATCTTCTACTACAAAACTACCAGCGCTTGCTGGAACAAGTGTTCCTGTAGCATACAATGTAGAAACTGCAAGGGTTAATGTTCCGTCTACGCTATCGCCGGGTGCAGGTGCGCCTGGATCAACATAGTTATCCTGCCAATAGACTAAAAGTTCAATTTGAGAAGCGGTGCCGTTGCTATTATCGGCAACACTTGGACTTCTGGCAAATATGCTAAAAGTGTTTGCGCCGTATGGACTAGAAGCAGAAGCTGCATACCATGCTGCGTAAGTATTAGATAATCGGTAAAAGTTAGTTCCATTGTTTGGTTCTGTACCAGTTCCAGGGGCATTCCCGCCAAATATAGGACCTGCACCACCGTTGATAGAACTAACTGTGTTTAACAAATTTGTCCAGCCTGTATTTTGTCCAGATGACGTTCCACCTGTCCTAGTTGAATTAAATCTTATCTGGCCGCCTGAATTGAAAAAATACCTAGCTTGTGCCGGCGAAGTAAATGTTACAGTAACAACAGCCTGCGCTAATGTATTCCAACTGTTTCCGTACGGTCCAGGCCATGCGGTGCTCGTACTGCCTTTAGATCGTGTTGCACTTTGACCTGCTGCAATATTAAATTTGTTAGCAACGATTGTATTAGCAATTGTATCGTATTGAAAATTTGGCTTGGCTGCGTTGTATCGAACTATTTCGTTTTCTGCAATTGATCCTAAAGACGGTGCGCTACCTGTTTGATGATAATAGGCATTGTATATATCGAAAAACAAATTCGTCCAATCATTTACTCCTACTTTAGTTGATTGTGAAAGTGCAGAACTTTTAATCAGTTGTCCGTAGCCTGAATTACCAGATCCTGTGCCTAATATCTCGATAACTTTGTTTCTAATATCGTTATAATCTGCGAATTTAATTTTATCATTTACAGCCATGTATTAACTTTCCTCTACTCTATTTAACAATGTTAACTTGCGGTAATGCTAGATAGTGAATAGCTAGGACTAGTTATTGTAAACGGTGAACCACTAGGTATTAGTGTTCCGGTAGCTTTTAATTCACTAATTGCAATTGATAGTGTTCCATTAACTAGATCTGCTGTATTAGCGTAGTTATCTTGCCAAGTTATTTTAAAAGTAACCGATGTAGCTGTTCCAGTTGAGTTATTAGCAACATTGCATAATGCAGCTAATTGACAAAAATTATTAGAATAAGGAGTACTTTGAGCAAGTTGATAAAATGGTTGGTAGCTTGATGTTAGTGTATAAAAATTAGCAAGACTAGGAGTGGCGCCACCGAACGCTTGTGTGCCAACTGCTGCTAATAATTCTGTCCAAGCATTGTTTTGTGGCGTACTTGATCCTGCAGATCGGCTGCTAAAAAATTGAATTTTGCCACCGCTGTTAAAAAAATATCTAGCTTCGTTTGCTGTGCCAAATACAATTGTTAAGGTGCATGATGCTTGCGTACTCCAACTGCTACTGTAGGAGGTATTAGCTTTTGATGAAATAATTAATTGGTTAGCTCCGATATTAAATCTTGCTAGATCTGCTTGAGCAGCAATTGTTTCATAGTTAGTGTTTGGGTTGCTAGCACCGTATCGAATGACATCACCTGGTTGTAAAGTAACAATAGGAGGTTCAATTCCGTCCTGGTGTGTCTTTACATTTATTAAATCGTATCTAAGTAAATCCCAATGAGATTTAAGGATAGTATTCCCAGACGTCACAGCTGAGCTACTTGTTGCTTGTCCGTAGCCTCTACTACCAAGACCAGGACCTAATAATGTAACCGCTTTGTTGCGGATTGCATTATAGTCAAGATTTGAAATTCTTGCAGGAGTCTGTGAATCTAACTTTGCCATATTATAGTACCAATACTTCGATTACTTTTGCACCTTCGTCATCACTGCTTTCTAGTGCAACAGCAAATACTCCGCTTGCATGTGGCGCTGCTATTATAGCACATCCATCATTTGATGCTACTAGCTCGTCACCTTTCTTAATACAACCAACTACTTTACAAGGAACACGCCCTTTAAGTGCAACATACACACCGCCTTCTAGATCTTTGTTCATCATATAGGCAGGATTGGTACTAATTACTCCAATAGCACGGTTACCTAACATGCTAGCAGTAACTTCTGCGTTACCGCCAATGCACATAACAGTGCCAGGAGCATATTCTGCATCTGGTAAATATTTTTCTGCCAAGTCAGCGTACCTAGCTGCTGCTGCTGTTCCTTGAAATATCGATCCATAAATATCGCCTGCACTATCTCTAACTGCAATAGTATTGATATCAGCTGATGTAGAAGAAGATCGATATATTGCTCCAACTAATAGTTGGTCAGCACTGTTTGATGTTCCTATAAATTTTCTAGCTGTGATATCACCGTCTGTACTTCTAACAGGAATTGAACTTTTATCAGCGGTACTAGGCAATGTTACTGATGGGCTGTTCTCTCCTAACTTGCTAGCATTGTCTGAGTTACCAGTTAAGTTTCCTTGCACGTTTCCAAATAATGTTCCTCTGAGTATTGCACCAGCATAGCCAATTTCTTTTGAGCTACCATTAATCATCACTGTAGAATCAGTTGCTATTAGATTGCCAATATGATTTCCAGTGGAATTTCCAGTAATGTTACCAACTAAGTTAGCTGTTACTGTAGTTGCATATATGTTACGCCATATTGAACTAGTAGTTCCTAGATCGTATGTGCTAGTCTGTGACGGCGTTATACCAGTGTCGCTAAACACTGCAACATCTTTAGAAATTGACCCGATTGGGTTCGTGATCCGTACAGTAATTGTTTCGCCAATTTGATTTTCAATAAGAGCACCTGCGGTTGGATCAATCCAAAGGCGTATGTCGCTATCTACACCGATAGTTATTCCAGCGTCAGTTGCAAAACTAACTCCAGACGTAAACGAATTTTCGCCGCGTTGTAAGAACTGGGTTGCCAACACTCCCCCTAATCTTAAAGAGTTAGATGCTGTTCCCCATACTAATTCATCGCTTGACCCTACTCCGGAGCTATTTGTATTAATTAATGTAATACCTTTCTTGATTACTGTAAATCCAGTAATAGGATTCACTCCGCTGTTAAGCGTAAATTCGTCTTGGCTTACAATTGCTATAGTTTTGGTTGTCGTGCCGCCGGCGATAAATTTAAGAATAGTATGACTAGTGTTTAACGTATCTTTAACTACTTGGGCAATTACTGAACTTGTACCTAAATCTGGACTAGCTGCTGGACCAACTAGTATAAAGTCGGTTCCGGTATATGCATACAACTGTTTAGCAGAGCTATCCCACCAAAATTCACCTATTGCTAATCCGCTAGGTGCAGTAGCTGCTACTTCGGCGCCGCCGGCAACTTTCCACTTTGCATCTGTCTCATTATAAAACTTTAATTTTTTGTTTGCACTATCGTACCAAATTTGACCGGTAACTGCTTTAGGAGGTTGAGTAGTATTAGCAAAATGCTCCATTAAATGTAGATAGTTTTCATTTTGCACTTCGCCGTAACCTGCGTAGTTCTTACCAACGAAACGTAAATCTGTAGTGGAATCGATGGTTCCGTCTGCTACAGATGTTAAAAACGTTCCGTTAAAATTATTTACTTGATATGCCATGATTCAATAGTCCCAAAGTGTAGTTGTATTTATTCGAAGCCAATTAAACGATTCTGCTGGCTGCTGTTTCTCGTTGTGACTCTAGTGTTAAGTATTGTTCTTCTGTTAAACTAGTTGTAATACCTAGTGCTTTTTGTCTAATATGGCGCAACACTTTCCAGTCTGTACTATTAAGGAATTCTCTTTCTTGACCGTTTGTAATCTCTATTTCTTTTTGCGTAATTACTTCTGCAGAAACAGATAATACATTAGCCGACTCAACATTAAAATAGTGTGTTTGTGACATTATTTGAGCATACTGCTCGTCAGTAATTAAGGTAATACTGACTGTGCTCGGTACTGCTGGCTCGTAGGACATAATACTTGTTACTGCTGCGTTCTCTATACATACATAATACATATTATTGACTCCAAATTACTAGGTAGTTTGCTGCTGGTGTAGATCGCTGTTCTGTATTTTGTACATAAACTCGAACTCTATCGCTAAGGTATGAGTATGTGCATCGTAAACTGTCGTCTCCGTTCACGCCGCCTGCAAAGTGAATCATGCGGATTGATGGTATAAATGCCACTAGATTAGCCATTGTTTTTCCACTCGGTGGATATAAATCAAAGTAGTTAGCACCATCATTGAACGATCCAACTTGATTAGTAAACCCTGAGGTACTAAAAGAGGAACCTGAAATAATTTGATACTGTGGTATCCTGCTGTCAACATATGCTTTTGTAGCAGCATGGTTAGTGGCTACTGGAGTTCCAACCAAAGTTAAATACCCAGTCATTGCGCCGCCTGCTAACGGAACTTTTGTAGTGTCTGGAGCCGAGATAGTAATATTCGATGTACCGTTAAACAGCGTACCGTTGATTGTTCTTGCTGTTTGCAGTTGAGTTGCAGTAGTTGAATTTCCAGTTACGTTACCAGTAACATTACCAGACACTGTAGCAGTTATAGTACCTGCACTAAAATTACCACTGCTATCTCTAGCAACTACTGTACCGGCAGTATTAGACGATGTTGCATCAATTGACAGCGTTGTCGGAGTTGATAGACTGTAGGACAATACTGGCGAACCGCTCACTGTGTTAATAAAACTTAAATGTGTTCCACTTGATAGAGCCTCTTGACCAATTGCTAGCCAAGATAATGTACCTGCTGCACCGGCAGTTAACACTGTTCCAGCTATCCCGACAGGCAATAAATTTGTTGTGCTAGCTGCTGTCTGGTAAGGGATAGATCCTGCTGCGCCGGCTGCTATGTTTGTTGCAGTAGCTGCTAAGGTTGCAGTATCTGCATTTCCAACTAGGTTGCTAGCATACACTTGATTCCAAACAGCAGTAGGGTGTCCTAAATTAGTAATAGTTCCAGTAGTAGGTATAAGAGCCGGACTATCTTGGCCGCCTAACGCTAGAGAATCAGCAGATGGAATAAACCTAATGTCTGTGATATTTCCTTGACGGGTATCTACTATGTCAAATTTAATTTGTTTATTACTTGCCAATCCTCTAATCGTAGGAATTCCGCCTGTGTCGGTAAACATTTTAATACTACTATCAACTTCAACTCCGGTTGCTGCGGTTTTAAGAGATGTTAAAATTCCAACACTAGTAAGACTTGATGTAGTTACTGCACCATTTAATGTTGTGCCGGTCAATGTGCCTGCGGCAGCGGTAACTGTAACATCTGAAGATCCGTCAAAATAAGTTCCGTTAATATTCCTGCCTGTCTGTAACCTTGTTGCTGAAGACGAATTTCCTCTTAATACCGGTCCAATAATTTGAGTAGCTTGTATTATATCAAATACGCTAGTTCCAGTAGTTGCAGTCACATTACCCACAACGTTGCCAACTAGGTCAGCAGTGATAGTCCCAGCAGCAAATCCGCCTTGGCTATTTCTTGCTACAACTTTTCCAATAACATTTGCAGAGCTTGCATCAACGCTCCATGTAATCGGCATAGATCCGTTAAAATTAGAACCAGTTAAATAATCACCTCTAATTAAATTATTAGAGGTGCTGGCCTGCACTATAATGTCAGATGTGCCGTTGAATCCTATACCGTTAATTGTTCTTAATTCTTCTAATTGACTTGCACTAGAAGCATTGCCTATAATATCGCCTTTAAATGTTCGAAGTGTTGACATTGTAATGCCTGCTACTACATCTAAAAATCCTTCAATTGTTTCAGATAGTGAAATTGTAAATGCACTTGTAGAACAGATAGCTGTTACTGTGCCGTCAATAGTCAATAGTATGACGGGATGCCGATTACCATCAATACCTAATACAGTAGTAGACTTTGCTCGAGTAGTGTCAAATCCTTCAGCAACTTCGGGTCCGATAAATTCCCATGCAGTACCATTCCAGATGTTTAATGTATTGATATCGCTGTCTAACCACAATGCACCGTTAGCTGGCTGTTCTGGCGCAGTAGCTGATAATATTGCTGCGCCGACTACAGCCCATGCAGTTCCGTTATACACGTATAGTAAACTGTTGGTAGAGTTAAACCACGTTTGCCCTTGGATCGGCCTCGATGGCGCCGAATCATTAGAAAAGTTTTCTAATAAGAATACAAAATTTTCATTCTGAGTTTCTCCATAGCCAACATAATTTCTGCCAACCAACCCAATGCTAGTAGACGTATCAATTGTCCCGTCTTCAAGGACAACTAACTGCGGTCCACTAAATTTATTAATTATATACGACATCTAAGGCGCTCCTGGTTCTCATTACGGTGGAAGGATCGTGTCGGATACCCATACCCAACCGCCTACTCCCAAATAAAATTGTTTAATAATTCTTGTTGTAGTGATCGACGGCGATGGCACCGTAGCCGTACCGATTGAATAATTTGTTACTGCCGGTGCAGTTCCTGTCGGGGTATTAAAAGTTGCTGTCGATTTACCTGCTGCTAACAATGTATTTAAATCTAATGACACAGTGTTGTTAGTTAGCGTAGTACATAAAATTCTTGCAATTGTTCCTACTCTGTAATAGGCAGTCGGGGCAAGATTATTTAAAATGTTGGTAATAATGTAACTATTTGGCTTACCGTCTGATAAGTCCATGCTGAACAATAAGTTTCGTAGTTCTATAGTATTATCAACATATTCTTTTGTAGCAGCGTCTTGCTGATCAACAGGATCAGCTAGACCAATAATTCTAGGATCACCAATTAACGCAACATTACCTACGCCGTCTGGTGCTAACTCAAGATTAAGATCAGAAGGTACTGTTGATATCCTATTATTTTCTAACAGCAGTTGCGGGTCAGCAACTCCTAACGGATACGGTCCAACAGTAATTGATAATTGCGTACCAAGCTGATTAACGTTAGGAAAGTTTGTTACAAAAACTGTATCAGTATTAAGTACTGTTACACCATTAATTTTGTATTCCGGAGCGGGAACTGAATCTGATGTAACTAAATTTATGTGTTCGGAACTGTTCCATGCACGAGATGCATCAGTCCAAGTTAAGGTGTGATCAGTAGTACCTTTTAGTGTGATTCCACCTCCGTCAGCATTAGCGTTAGATGGACTGTTAGATGCTGCTAATTCAATATTTTTATCATCAACTGTTAATGTTGTAGAGTTAACTGTAGTTGTTGTTCCTTCAACTGTAAAGTTTCCAGCAATTGTTAAATTTCCGCCAACATTGACTTGACTATCAGTAGCGCCTTCATATAAGTTAATAACCCTAGTCGATGATGATATTACTATGGCTGCATCTGAAGTTGTATCATCTTTATTAACTTGAAATGTTATATTTTTGTTTGATGAAGAATTTGCGATTAATACGTTTCCGTTGGATACTTGTAAAATAAGCTCGTTAGCTAATCCAATAACAACTCCAAGATCGTCTTGAATAGTTAGAGAACCGTTTAATTGATTGTTAGTATCTGTTCTTACATAGGTAGTAGACGGCACGCCACCTAAACTATCTGAATTAGTTGCAGTAACATTAAACTTTAATCCCGATAAGCTGCCAGCATTAAATCCTGGACTGATGTTTCCACTAAATCCAATAATTGCATTTTTTGGAGTAAATGCATCTTTAGCAAATATGCCTAATAAAATTCCGTTATTATATAAACTTGTGATAACACGAGTTTGGTTTAACGTGTCTAAAATACTATCAACTTTTAATCCACTCAACGATTGACTAGCAGAATAAGCCGGTCCTAATAAAATTGGTGTCGTTCCATCAAAGAAATATAATTGAGCATCTGTACTACTAAACCAAAGATCGCCAATTCCTAATGTACCGGGTTGTGTGCTTGCAATTGTAGCAGAACTAACTGGTATAAATGTAGTACCATTATAAACTTTTAATTTATTTTCTGCCGTATCAAACCACAGTTGCCCGGTAATAGGGTGCACCGGACTAGCAGTACTTGAAAAATGTTCGAGAAGTTTAATAAAGTTTTCGTTAAGAGCTTCTCCAAATCCGCTATAGTTTTTACCGATAAGAGTTATATCTGTTGATAGAGTATCTATTTGTCCATCTGCTACTGTAGCAACAATAGTGCCGTCTGTTTTGTTAACTTGATATGCCATATTTTCTACCTAATTATACCGCCGTAGTAAATGCAGGAGGACCTGATCTAATAATGTAATTTAATGTTTGATACGGATTCATTATACCAACTGCTGTACTAAATGTAAAATCGGAACTTGGCTTCTTAATAGGTCCAGAAGTATTTAGGAACTGTGCTTGTCCAGGTGCTGTTGGGCCAAACCCAGTTGTTGCAGGTGGATTAATTGCGGTATCAACTCGGATTGCAGAATACTGTGTGCCTGCATTTTGTAAACTGTGTTCGTGATCTGGAAGATTTCCTAAGGATAATGTCACTGAACTTGCACCAGCATCGGCACCTAACTGCTGTGCTTTAGTGTCTGGAACCCGACTAGCGGTTCCACCGCCTGCGTCAACATACCCGCCGATACTGTTAGGAACTGTACCAGCATTATCCATATTGTCTCTACCTAACGGAAATCGTCCTCGTAAGTCTGGCAATCTATATGTATTTACGCCACTGAGAGCTGCTGTACCATTGTATGTTGTAGAAATAATGTCGAATAGTTCAGGATATTTAATGCGTTCAATTTCGCTGCCATCACAAAATAAGAATCCATAAGGTACAGACCCTCCTGCATACGGAAGGATAGCACCAATTGGTATACCTAAATCGCCTACAAACGTATCTCTAGTTTGTTTTAATAATCCACTTGATACACTAGCTGCTTCAGATTCTCTGTAGGTTAATATAAAATCTGTTTTCTTAGATACGTTAGGAAAAGGATTACTTTTTGCTGAAATAATATTTGCAGTTAGTGAAGTAGCAAATGTTTTAGTATAACTGCCAACTTGTCCATCGAACTGGATAGCCGGAGATACTACGTCTCCAGTTAACTGAAAGGTAGTTACATTTTTTAAACTAATAGCTCTGTTTGCATCTCCACTAATGTTGCCGTCTAATACACCTCGGATAGTGTCTGCAATAACGGTTTTTGCTCTTACAGTGTTCCAGCGTTTTAGTGATGTTCCGTTATCATAGGTATCAGTAGTTGCAGGTTGCAAGTCATTAAGTTGAGTAGTCCCGGTAACGTTTAGACCTTCTCCAATTAATACGTTTTTAGTAACTGCTAATCCGCCTAGTGTGCGGATGCTGCCGTTGCCAAAGTTAGTGCTAGCGGTTGCGTTTGTTACTATTAAATTTCCGTTTAGTGTAATGTTTCCATCAACATCTAATGCTTCTTCAGGAACTGCTTTGTTGATGCCTATCTTATTATCAAGCACACGCAAAATTGTAGTAGGTACACCGTTTCGGTTAACTTGCAAATCTACAGAACTACCTGCGGCTGAATTATAAATTCGAGCAGAAGTGGCGCTAGTTGAGATATTAAAGTTTCCATCAAGTCCAAGTGTTACTCCCGAATTGTTTTTAACAACAATTCCAAAATCAGTAGTATTAGTAATATCTGATCTTAAAAATTTACTAGCTGAAATAATTGAAGTGTCAGTAGGAGTGTAAGTTGAATCAACTTTTAATGCGTTAGCAATTAATGAGGTCCCATAATACTTAGGTAGGAATCCACCTTCGAAGCTTGTAATTTCTTCACTAGTTGCAGGTATATTAATATTAATACCACTCTTGATTAGCGGGTATCCAGAGATAGTAACTTTTGGGGTGAAACTATCTTTACTAATAATAATTACCGGAATGTCAGCGATATAAAATGCTAATACAGATCTAGTTGCGTTATCTGAGTCAATAATAGATTCCACAGAAGGTCCGTATCGTAGACCGTCTAACGAACTTTCGCTTGGTCCAACTAAAATCCATCGCGTTCCTGTATAGATACGTAACTGCTGATTAGTAGTATCGACCCATAGTTCTCCAACTTTAGAAGTTTCTACGCTCGGTTCATTTGGACTCTTTTGAATGTTACTAGCTGCTTTCCAATTAGTTCCGTCAAATAATTGTAAAAATCCGTTACCACTATCATACCAAAGTTGTCCTTCAGTTGGATTAATTGGTTGGTCGGCACTAGCAAAGTTTTCTAATACGTGTAGGAAATTTTCTGCAATAATCTGCCCGTACCCGGTAACATTCCTGCCTGGAAATGTTAAACTAGTGTCTGTGCTAGAAGTATTGTCAAACACCGTTAATGGTGTTTTATTGTCGCTGTCGGTAAATTTAACTGTATATGGCATTTATTATACCTCTGTAAAGCCGGTTAAGCTCTGTACACGAATTGTATAATCAACTTGTAAGAGTCTGTTTAAAGATTTTTGTACTGGATGAAAAACTACATGAGTTAATAATTTTCCGATACCGTCTGGGTTGTAAGATTTAAGTCCTAATTCGTCAAACACAAAATTTCCGCTTAGACTAATTGAGTTATCAAATGCTTCTTGATCAATTGGCTCACCATAGTCTAACAAACAACTAATAATGATATCGCTATAAGTAGCACCGCTAATATGGCGAACTTCCATTTTATTTCTTATAGGATCAACATTATTAGTTGAATTTTGATCAACTACTTTTGTATATGTTTGATTATAAAGACTAGAGTTAACTCCAACAGTATTAGGTGTCAGATATGTAATAAGTCCTGTAGGATCTACAGTAGTTCCGCCTGTGCCAAATGACATTTCATATACTGTTCCTTGCCCTTGGTTTGATAAACTTTGTACCATAGCCACTGACATGTTTTCATAATGAATAGCATTTCGCTTATCTTGAAAAACTTCTCCAGTTTCAGGGTCAAATATTTTAATGTGACCTTCAAAGTGAAAGCCTCCCGTTTCATTAGGGCGAGTTTGTTTAGTATTTTGATCTGTATTTTCTGGCATTTTAGTCTCTTGTGTTTCCATATATGTATTTATTCAGGCAATTTCGTTGTGCGTTTAGCTATGAAATTAGCAATAGGAGTTGCGTTTTCTAGCAATGTAATCCCGCTAGTAGCGGTATCTTCACCTCGATCATACCATGAATTTCCTGTTCGTTTAATAATAGATATACGAGTTCCTGCAGAAACGGCTTCAGTAAGTCGTATAATTACTGCAGATCCATCTACTGAAAATTCTGCTTCTAATGTAATGTCTGCACCTGGGCTACTTGCACCGTTAATTTCATTATATACAGCTAACGGATCTTTACGTAATCGTCTTCCGCCTACAAACACTTCTATTTCGTCGCATGGTCCATAAGTTGTAGGAATTGTAGTACGTACCCAGTTATTTCTAGAAGACTTAGCTGGTACATAGTTTAGGGGTCCAATTAAGATAGTATTTCCGTCGCTAATAAAGTCTTCTCTAATTTGACTTTCGTTATACGGAATAACTTCTCGAGATCCTTGATCAACTACCGGTGTCCCAATAGCATATAAATTGCCAATTGATGTTCCGTGACTACCTCTCCTTAGTTGAGACAATACATTACCTGCTTTCCGTGTATACTCTATGCGCTCGCCATTAATTTCAACAACACCTGGAATATTTCTAGATGCTATAGGAGCTGTTAATTCAGTAGCGTCGGTAACTGTGATAGTTTGATCATAATAGTTTAATGCTACAGCTAGTGTTACAGAATTAATTGAATATCTAGTAAAACGGTAGATGTTTAACATATCTTTGTGTATTTCATAAGCACTTGGCAATTTATAAATATCAGTCCCAAACATTACGACTTTGATTAAATCATTAGTAGTACTGTTATCTGTTAGGTAGATAGATCCTCTTGGCAACGTGATGAAATAATCAATATCTTTAGTTAATCGTATTCCGTTCTTGTACACCCATACATAATTAATTGACAACGGAGTTCGTTGTAGGAAATAATTTACTTTTCCTCCAGTGAACTCATCTGATATAATACGCATAGTTGGATATTCGCTAAACCAAGTAACATCAATGATATCATTGTCTGTTTCATTAGTTGATGTAAGTTCAACTCCAGCAGCAATAACAATGTTGTTATTTTCTACATAGTATTCAGATCGTAGATTATTTTCAATTCTAATAGTATTGCCATTACTTAAAATTGCAGGTGTAATAGTAATTATTTTATTAGTGCCGTCATACACATAGTCTCGGATAACTGTGCGTTCTACATTATTCACAAACAATTTAATATTGCTTGTTAAAATTGCACCAGCACTCTCTACCGGGTCAAGGCCTAGCACAAACTTATTAGTAATACCGTCGTAGACATAATAGCTAGTATCTGGTCCACGTAGCGCAACTCCATTAACTTCTACTATCATCGACGATGCAGCTGATGCAGATGGTAAATTAACAAATTCTGCAAGGTCAAAATTTCTAGTACTTCCTTCAAATTCAAATGACTGTTTGTGAACTTGTACTAGCGAAACTCCTGAAGAATCAGTAACCGTTGACGATCCTAAACAAATAATCTTAACAACATCTCTAAACTCTGGATTTGTTCCAAATTGGATTAATGTTTTATTAGTCGTAGATGTTAGCGCAGAACTATTGGTAAATCCAATATCCTCTCGCTGACCGTTTATTGTTACAAATACTGAACTTGTATCTGCAAAATTTGCTGCTGTTAAGAATAAACTAGTTTCGCCATCTGCCACAAATTCTTGATAATCTAGCAATACAATTCCACCAATGCCTACAGATATTATTTCGATTATTGATTCTGCGGTAGGTGCCACTATAAACTCAATTTGGTTAGATACAAAATCAATTGTATAACTATCTTCTTGATTAATCTTGTTAACATAAACTAATACAGACGTTGTTTCTAATACATTCAAATCAATAGTGTATAACTTAGTAGTACCGTCAGCTATGATAGTTTTAGACTGTAAAGGTGCAGCTCCAGTTGATGTGTTGTTAAACACTTTGATGCTTACACTATCTAGGACCTGACCTGGTACGTTTTCTTCAGTAGCAGGCACTTGATCAGGACTAATAAATTTGTCACCGTCTATTGAAATTTCGTCTGCTGTGATACCGGTAGCTGTAGAATATGCGCCGGTCATACTTGCTAGTGTACCACCGCTTAAATTAGTGTCTAATAAATTACCATCGTTGATTGATACAGATCCATCACTTTCGATTGGGCGGAATATTAAAATGTCGCCGGCAGCAGTTTCAACGTAAGGAAAGTCAGTTAGTTGATTTACAAAATCAACTGTTGCAGTAACTCCGTCGCCGATAAAGGTTGGCATTTCTGCATTAGGATTTGATGAAGTTGACGAATCTACTTGATTGTTAAATGCCGGATCGTCAATTCTAATAGATCTTTGATCGCCTACTCTTTTAATGTAGATGTTAATCTCTTGACCTGTGGCCGGAACAAACGGTAATGTAATATTAACAGTACTGCCGTCGCATACAACATAATAATCTGCACTCGACTCAACACTATCCCAATTATCAGTAAACCATGGTAGTGCATCCCAGCCGCCAGTGACATCGAATGTTGTACCTTGTATTTGCACACCGCCGAAGTCAATACCTGTCATTAACTGGGTTAACTCGTTGCCTTTCATTCCTGCTGTAGGTGCATAGTATTTTTGTATTCTATTAACACTGTCCAGTAAAGAATCATTCTTTTCGTAGTTAACTACAATACTATCTCCTCTAGCTGGAATTTCTGCAAAGCTAATCTTTCCTTTTAGTAAACTATAAGTATCAGTAGTAGAGGTGAACAAGCTAATAAAATATTGATTGTTTAACAAAACTTGTCCATTCTTAACAACTGAAATTTTACTTTTATCTCTAGTTGGAGCATAGTTTAAATTGAACACGGAAACATTTCCAGTTCCAACAAGTGTCTGAGACTGTGAAAATGTTGTGAACAGGCCTGTCTTGCTAATCCTATCAAATTTCATAGTTAGATCGAAAGTTCGAACTTTCGAGTCTCCAATGAATGCTACCGCTTTTGCTTGCTCTGAACTTGCTGGATTGCCTCCGACTAATGTAACAGTTGGCGCTGATGTATATCCTGTTCCCGGATTTGTTACTTTAATTCCAGAGACTGCACCGTTTGAGATGTATGCCTGCGCTGTTGCACCCGTACCTGTTCCGGTAATTAATACTGCAGGAGCTGAAATATAATCTGCACCTGATTTATATGTAGTAATTGCTGTTATAGAATATCCGTTAGTATCCGTCCACCATTTCCACGGATACGATTGCAATTCGATACTGTATTGATTCACTGGAACAATTTTTCCTGCTTCAACTGAGTAAGTTGGAGGTAAATCAAAATCTGAAATTGCAGACGGTGCCGCTTCTATTGTGTCGTATCTGCTGATATATTCTCTTACCGTTGTTCTATATGGCTTAACTTCGTTAATATATTCTTGGAAACTTTCAATGTTATCATTTTTGTAATTAAGTTTTTGCGTTAGCGGACCTACATTATGAGTAGCCGTTAAGAAACTAGTTTTAAACGCCCAGTCAATATATGTCTGTTCAGCAAATGCATATCTTACAGAATTAAAGAATAGTCGGTTCCATTCGATTGCATAGTCGCCAATAAATATGTTTTCTTTGATTGCCGCAAAAATATTTCTTAATTCGGTAGAATTTCCTATATCATAGTAAGTAGCATCAAATGTTTGGGCAGTATCATACCCAATCCCAGATGATGTAATATCATACAAACTGCTAGATAATTCCACAGTACCTTTTTCTCTACCTACTAGTTGATGGTTATCTAAAAATGTATTAATGCTAGTATTTTGCAAATTAGTTAGTTCTTCAAAGACTGCCCATCCGCCAGCGCCGTATTCTTTAATACGGACTAGATCTCCTGCCTCAAGATTTGTTATCGCAGGATACTCTGAAAGATTTGTAATTTCCTTAACAATGCGGTCTGTTGGAGTATATCCTTCTTTCCACCAATCTGATAGACTCCAATAACGTGTTGTGTCATACGATTGCGATATACTTCTAAAGAACACTTTTCTTACATCATCCCATGCATATATACTCCAGAAATTATTAGAAGTAGCATCACTATTAACTAAAACCGAGAACTGTCTTACTGTTGCAGATGCTGAACTATATTTCTTACCTTTTGAAGTTATTACAACTGCAATAACTCTGCCCTGGCCATCAATGCGGCATGCTGCTGTGGCTCCTGTACCTGTACCTGTTATACTAATCGTTGGACCAACATACACTCCAGGAATTGATTGATTAACTAATTCTGTTGGCTTGTAACCAAATCCCGGACTAACAATATCAATAGTATCGATTAATCCGTCTACAATGTTAACTGATAAAGTCGCTTGACGAGTTTTAGCTGTACCCACTAATAATAAGTCTGCGTATGTATCTACTGCAACATCATAGCGATTTAATACAGCATTAGGTGCTTGGTCAATTAAATTTAAGTTATTAAAATTGATAATATCTGCAAACGATTCCTGTTGCAACACAGTATTAACTCGTTGTATAGCTGCTTTCAGTGCTGCTATATTATTAACAAACATTGACTGCCTTGGTCTAAAACTTATTCCGTATTTTTGTTTGTCAGATAATGTAGAATCTGGAACTCGGTCACCTGTTAAATTTATACCAATTAAACTATCAATCCATTTTGTTTCTAACTGTTTTGTAGGTACGCTATCTGCTACACCTTCAGTTAACAATTGATATTCGTTGTGTATTGCATTTAAACTATCAGTGGTTTTACGATATTCAATATTCAACAATGCTGTATCAGACGAGATAACCGAGGTAAAGTTATACGTTAATATTTTGTCTGTATCTAGTAGTGCAACAAATGCTGTTCCGGTTCCTGCTGGGCTACTGATATATGATGCAACTGATGCAGCTGATATTCTTCTGCTTGGCATATTTTCAGGTACTGTTACTTTGCTCTTGACCCAATAATAGTATAAGGTTGAGGTTGCTAGCCCAGTATTAGAATTAAACAGTTCTTTAACTGAATACACATTATCATTAGGATATAATGGCTGTCCGGAAATACCTTCGGCTATACCTTCGTTAGTATCTGCAACTCCGCTCCATTCTGACGGTAGCAGTAAACTTTCTACCCATTCGTAAATGTCAATACTTGCGCCTGCTGCAAGAGTATTCCAGTTGCCTACTCGATAAGCAATATCGCCTTGCTGATAGTCTATCCACTTAGCTTGTGACAAATCCCACCAAAGTTCACCTACATGTTTAGTAGTCCATGACTGTGTTGGTTCAACAACTTGATCATCAGTTCCTAGTGTGTACACTGCCGGATCAAACGGAGTTTTGAATGCAAGTTCCTGTTCTGCAGAATTTAATATTTTTAAATTAGCATGGTCAACATAGTCTATGTCTTGAATTTTTGTGTTTTTAACATTGTCATATAACCCAATGCTTCGAATTTTTGCAAGGTCAACAATTTTTTGCTTAGTTGATAACACTTCCCATGATTCGATAGTTTCATCTTTTCTAAACAATCTAACTGTGCCTATCTTTTGTCCAGGGTATGTAAATGCTGATCCAGACAATACCGGCGCAACAAATCTGGGAGATCCTACAGCTATTGCAGATCTAGTACAATCTATGCTATTACCAAAAGATTCAAACGGCGATAACTCTGCTTCTAATTTTTCAGTTAGGAAATAGCTATCTGCTTTTCTTTCAAATACATATACTGCGCCTGCATATCCCTTTGCATCGATAAATCGTGTTAGCGACTGATCAAACGATGTACCATCTAGAGTATCAAACATTGTGACATTAACAAACGGAGTATTCTTTGCGCCGATGGCAATTCTTTCTGTACCAGAGCTAATAGAGATACTTTGGCCGAACCATTCATCAGCATACTGTTCAAAACTTTCTAGTTTTTGCTTCAATCTAAATTCGAGGGCTGCAAGTCCTGCAGTTTCGAACACATAAGCAGAGCCTTGATTTATAAGATTTAAGTCTGCCCTAGGACTTGTTATTACTAGTGTAGTTCCTGAATAATCAACATCAATAGCAAATCCAAATTGGTCGCCTGCATTAATTTCTGTATTGCCGGTAGTAATATCATTTAACCCTACCATCGATCCAGCATTGATTGTCTGCTTGAGATCATATGTTCCCAATGTAGACCGTTGGTAAATGTAAACTTTGCCAGATGATACTGTGGTACTATCGCCCACATTAATCCAAGGCAGTCCACTGCCTGACGGGTCGTCGTTAATGCTTGTTGCATCTGTTAATTTATAATATTGTGTTTCAGACTTCACTACATCATTTTCAGCATACTCTACATCTGCTCTCCATTGTCCTCTGTAGTTTGCAAAATATTGGCCGTCGCTGTTTGGTGCACCGATAACAAGAATGCCACCGTCTCGGCTCATAGTCATCGAAGTACCGAACTCGTCTCCTACTTTAATTAATTCTGCTAATTGCGTGTTGCCTAATATACCAATAGTAGCTTCTTCTGTAAGATTTATAAGCGCTAATGTTGATCCATCATCGTCAATGGAGATATTTGATGGTAGTGAGGTATGTGTAGATCCTGGATCTAGTTGTGTCCACTGTTGTGAGTCTACAGTAATAGAGCTGCCGTCACCTAGTTGGTCTTCTAGAGACTGCCACAAAGATTCGTTAAACCAAACAATTGTTCCTGCTGGGTAACTAGTTGCTCCTGTTGGATCATAGATTCCAGCATAGCTAGAATTTTCTTTGTGTGTCCACTCTACGCCGTCGTATTCAAATAGGTAAACTCTTCCTCGATTTTCTAGTGAACCGATTGCAGAGACTGCCATGTAATATTCTGTGCCGCTTACTCCAATTGCAACTTCTGAGCCAAAGAATTCATATTCTTGTGGACGCGGGCTAACAAATGAAGAATGTATATTCCATTGTTGGTTACTCCATTCGTAAATAGAAATCATACCTTGCTGAGTAAATCCAGGAGCTCTTCCGGACGATAGTGCAGGAATAGAGTTAGCTTGTTCCCAATTTTCTGAATCAAGATCAATCGTGCTGTAATCGCTAGTGTTTATATCCTTGTTTGCTTTCCATAAACTACCAGCATATAGAACAATATCATCCTCTATGTATGATGCTGATGAAAAACCACCCTGGTAATTACTCTTGATTCCGCTGGCCAATGGTGATGACACGATTAACCAACGACTGTCTGGACTTATCGCCATCTTGCTACCAAACGATCCAACAACATTTGACTCGAACCCGCTTAGAGGAGCAATAATTTGTTTTAGTGTTAGACCATTATGTGATTCAATATAACTCATTACATATCCGGATCCTGGAATACTAGATATAGTCTGTTTTAAATTGTCATCATAGATAACTTTAGTTCCTGCATTAATAGGAGTTGTAATGCCATACTCAGTTAATTCTTTGTTTACAAATTGTTTATTTTTTCTAATAACTTCCCAAAGGTCACTGCCGTTGTTGTCAACCCACAGTTTAGCGCCATTAACTAATAATGCGGCTGCTTCTGGATCCAATGTGTCGTAGGATGCAGTACGAGCAGTAGTCAACGTGTACAATGTTGTAAGTGTGCTAGCATCAAATTCAGGTGCAGTAGTTGAGGTTGCTTCAACTACTAATGTATAATCTCCAACTTCAACAATCTTAAAAAATCCTGTAAGATTAGGAATTTCCTTAACCCCAACAATGTCGTCAACTATAAGACTATGACGGCGTGACAGTGTAATTGTTACTTGCCCATCTGCTAGAGATACGTCAATAATATTAAGTTGTGGTGCTTGGTTATATCGTAAAACTGTCCAGGTGTATGAATCAAATGTGATCCAGATATGATCATTTTCTACAACACTATTAATATCAAGATCTAAAATGTCGTCTCTAGATTTCAATATAAAATCTATTTGATCATTTTTTACATATCCAGCCGTTTTTTCTAATCCATTGCTGTATGCTACAGGAGTTACATTAAAAGTAAAGTCTATAGGAGATACTGTAAAATTTGATTGTGCGATTCTATAATATTGATCAGTGATAGCTGTATCAATATTAGCTGTTAATAAAAACGGTTGGGGATCAATTTTAAATTTATTCTTTGAAAATTCAAACTCAATTTCTCTTAATTGATCTGTTCCGCCGACGCGGCCAACTCTAAATGCCCATTCCTCATTGAGTACAATACTGTCTCCTGTTGAACGACTTAGTTTATTAAACACTTTAGAAATTGCATTTGCTGTGCCCTTTTCTCTAACAAATCCCTGATATAATTGGAACTGTGTTACTGGATCTTCAGCTAGAGTTTGTAAATATTCTCTAGTCTGGTAACCAACTGCGTGACGTGCTAGAGCACGTTGGCTTTCACCTGTACCTTCAGCATCTACATTATAGTAATCTTCAAATTGATTGATCTTATAATCAAAGTTTGCAACTAGTTGTTTTTCCGGGGTTGAATCTAGTTTTGTCCAGCTAGTATTGTTAAATGTTTCTGACCCTAATTGGTTTACAAGGCTAGTCCAATTGTAACTTCTATAAGAAACAATGTCTCCTAACTTATAATCATTAAAAGGAGCCCAGGCAGTAATGTTAACGTTATCAAACAAAAAGCCAGGGCTAGTGTAATCCCCGTCCCAATCAACTGTGCGGAATCCTTGTGTCTTTAGCCTATCCTGGCGATACCCAGTTGACTTGTCATAGATAATATCATTGAATACTGTACGATCAGAGAAAATAGCAACGTGTTCTTTAAGCACATAGTATACTGTTAGGTAATGGATACCTTCTGTAGTATTAGTAGTCGCTACTGTGATATTTTGAAAACTTCTGTTAACGTTAATAAAATTAGGAGCTAACGGTTTTCCGTCGGCTTTTAATAACTGGTAACTGTAGAATCCATCTAGAATATTATCAGCAACTCCTACTGGAATTGTAATATCTAATTTTTCTGCGCCTGGGCTTAATGTAATTAGAGACCCTACTGCCCAATTCTGTCTGGTCCAGAACATGTATTCTTTGCAGCTTGTTGTCCAGTCTTGAGAAACTTGATTTGCTGGATCGTATCTATTAAAGGTAAACCCAACAGATTTTAGATATGCTTCATACCCTAGCAGAAAGTTAACTACTTCTTGCACAGTATCTAATCTAGCACCATAGCTGAGTCTAGAAAGATTCAAAGTATTAAAAGTTCTACGACGTTGTGCTTCCACTGCGCCAACTAGTGGCAACTGTGGTAATTTTTTCCACTGGGCTGTATCAAAGACCGTACTGCTACTATGAGTTCTTAATGCTCTATAAAATGTATTATTCCGACGTACTATCTGTCCATTGTTATAGGTTTTATTTGTTGTCCAGTCAGTAAATGTTTCACTAACTCCGCCTACTGAGATTGTAGGATCGGCTTGATTAGCTACAGCTGGATAGTAGTTAAAATACGGGTGAATATTATCGTAGCCACTTATAACCCATCCGCCTTCAGATTTTTCTAATATCACTCCGCTATAGGAAACACTTGCGATCGGAGAACTAACATTAAAAATAATGTCGTAGTTTTCTGCAGGAATGTAAATGTTACTAGAAGTTGCACTTGGATTCTTGCTGTCTAAAATATACTTTTGTTGAGCTTTGTCAACAAAGCCTGACAATCTAGTAGATAAATTAACATCAAGATTTCGTAGCTTTGTATTAACTTCTGAAATATCTGCACCAATAGATCTAATATAACTTGAGACATATTTCACTAGCCCAGATGTTAGTTCGTTACTAGCTGTCGATATTACAATATCTTTAAGAGTTGAAAACACTCCTGTCTTAGAATTAATTGTTTGCCCTAATATATTTGTAGTTGTATTGGACCTATCAAAGCTGTCTGTAATAAATTCAAACGGTTTCATTAAACACATTGCTAATGTTACAGCAAACGGCCATTCGCTGCTAGATCTCCAAGCATACTCTGCTGGGCTAACATCCCCTAATACGAAGCTTCCTCTGTTGTTTATCAATGTAAAGTTTTTAGATACCCCGGCGTCTAACGGACTTAGTAAGTTACCGTCACTATCAACCGGAATATATGTTGTTAATCCAGGACGCTTGTATCTATCATACGTTCCAGCAGTAGTGCCTTTGCGGATTATGCCAGCTTCAAGGTCTTCCCAAAGAATTAAGTTGCCGCTAGTATAAGGAGCAGAACCGTACTCTGCTTCCCACCATACTGGCTGCTCTGAAAATCCTAACATTTCCCAAGGGCAACGATGTGGGCGATCAGTGTCAAAGAACCACTGGTATACTCCTCTCCAGTACCCTGGCAAATTTTGTGTACCAGATGGGTCGGTCATGTTACTGTATGTGTAAGTGAAAGAATTTTCACTATCAAAATACTCGTTAATTGTATAGTTAATATTTGTGTTTTGAACCCACTTTAAAAACTCTTGCACAACAATGCCGTCTAATTGAGATTTAGTATACAATACGTTACTGTAGTATCCGCCTACTACTAAATCATTATCAAAAATAGCTGTATTATATTCTTGCTTAATGTTGTTGTAAATTCTGTATTCTAGTTCTAATAATAGATCATCACGGAAATCACCGTAAGAGGCAGTAATACTACCGTCGTGGCCTTGAATTACTTCTCTAGGTTCTTGGTAAGTATCATCGACAAATTTCATTGGTGTGTATTTTTTATACAGTCCCATTGATGTTGGTGTTGACGGAATATAGTTTGCTGCTGTCGAAATATATTCTCTAATTTCAACTTCGTCGTTTTCTGCCAAGTCAGCTAAAATAGTTATAAAACCAAAAGTAGCATTAAATTCATATTCTGTAGCGTTCAATAACTGTTGATTGTTTATGTAAACATAAACTGCTCTGTTGCTTAGTTCAGTTAGTGTAAATTTCTCTGATAATGCAAATGTTGTAATTCCAGTATCTTCTACTGTATAGTTGATAGCAATAAATGCGCCGCTGCCAATCATGTCAGAATTTGAAAATGCACTATCTGCATTTTTTGTCTTGGTTAAGTCGGTAATGATATCATCAACAAAATTAATTAAGTTATCGTTATAATCTATAGTAGTAGACCTAGCAATAAAATTATTTTTAAAATCTGTATAAGATTTTCTAGCATGTTGAATTGATTTAATTATGTTAGAAGTTTTATCACATAATAAACTAACTGCTAACGGTGCAATTCCAGAATGCTTTAAAAATCTTTTTGCAAACGGTTGGTAGTCATCTAGATCTCGAATATTAGAAATGCCTGGAATATTTCCAGAATATCTAGTATCAAACTCAACTGATCCAGCTACGTGATCAATTGCCTGGCCTAATGTAAAAGTTGTTAATGCTTGATTTAACGGATTCTTTTCAAGACTAACCGGCATTTCATAATACCCGGTATCTGGAGACAAATCTGTAATTATTTTAACATATACAACGTCGTCAACTGCAAAATTATTTGCAAAAGTGAATACTCCGCGCTCTCTAGTAATAGGCGTTACTTGTTTTTGCTGTTGGTTAACATAGAAATTAATTATTAAATTAGTATTATCAGTAACATTATCCCAGTTAATAGTTGTTAACTTTATAGTGTTAGTTACTTCGGTAATGACCTGACTATCAATGATAGGCTGGATATATGTATTATCAGTTTTAGTCCATCCGTTTAAATAAACATCGTCTGGATTAATTTTGAAATATCCGCTAGATATATTTTTAGTCAACTCTAATTGATCAAGAGTGTATGTGAAATTATCAATTTCCCAATTCCAGTCAAACTGGATGTCGCCCACATTGTCAATATTCAAGTAACTTAGACTAAATCCTAATTCTTTGTCCGCAATACTGTTTCCAATCTTGTATGCAAATAGTTTGTTTCCGTTAAAAGAATTTATAGGGTACGTATCAGTATTGGAAAAACTTATTCCATTACTGTCAAACACATCAAATAGCGGAGGCTGGTTGACTGCTGTTTTTGCTTGGCTAGCTAACCAACTTGATCCATTGAAATAATACATCAATCCGCCGTTATTCTTACCTCGACGTACTAATACTCCGGCGCCTGCTACAGAATCAGAATCTGTAGTTTCTGCTAAATGTATTCGTTTTTTGTTATTATGTGTAATAAAGTTAACTTCGTAAATTTTATTGTTTGCAAGAATATCAGTATCAGCAGTTACTAAAATTCGAGCGCCTTCAAATAAATTTTCTCCATCAATGTTGTAGCCAACACTACCTTCTATTTTAGAAAATACATCTGTTGTATAATCATCAATATAGTCTACAACTTCTTTAGAAATACTACCATGATTAAACAATTGAATGTTTGACTTAAACTCAATGATAGGACGTTTTGCTCTTTGAGATTCAGTTGCTGAAAAATCTTCGCCTCGTAAAGTGTAAGAATATTCTAATACATTTCGGTGGAACCAACGGTTATAACGACTCCAAGGATTAGTATCTTTGCTATCACGTTTGATAGTGATATAATCTTTCTGTGCAGGATATGTTGTTGCATCGTCAAACGGCTGAGTATCAAATCCTTCATTATCAAATACAACTTCCGGAGTATCTGTTGTCAACACAGGAACAATAAGATCTGCAAACCGTGTTAATGTAATTGCTGTGCCTACTCCTTCTACTAGCCAACTGTCTAGACTATATTTTAAAGGAGTAACTTGTCCTCTAAATTCTAAAACCATGCCGTTTGAGAATGTTATTCCGTTGCTGCTAGTGTAGGTTATTTTGCCAATGATGTCTTTATCAATGTTTATCTTTGTGTTTGCCTCAATATCAGTAATTAGAAATCTACCAAACTTGTTAGGATCAATTAAACTTTGATAGAATAATACATCAGGTGCGTCGTACGGTACTTTAAAAGTTAAGGTTCCGTTTTCAATTCCATTATTAGTAACACCAATGCTATAGTCAAGGGCAGTGCCTGACGCTACAAGTGCTATAAATTCCCAATCCTGACTTCCAAGCGTAATACTACTGCTGGCTCCAGACGCAATTGCTACTTTAGCTTTCCATAGTTTGCCATCATATACCGCTTGTTCGTTTGCAGAATATGGGCGGGCTGGATTGAATATTAATGAGCCAGTGTCATAGTTTGTTCTAATTGCAAACCCTTCTTTAGGTGCTTTAATTTGAAATTTATATGATTGGCCACGGTATAGTGTAATTGTTGGATTATTAGTAAATGAATCAGGAGTAAAGATAAAAGAGTTTAATCCGAGAGCAACTTTGTATGTGCTAATAATTTTTGCTGATTGACCGAATACTGGTATCGCTGGTGGTCCACTAGGTTCCCAGTAGTATTCGCGATAGTTAATAAACTTGTCCCAGTCAATAGGAGGATTCCAACTGTAGTGTTCTTGGCCTGTGATTAAGTCGTCACGTTCCTCTGTATTTCCAAAGAACTGTAATTGATTTTTAAAATCGAGATAATCGTAGAAACTGTCTACAGTGTTATTGGTTCTAGAAACTACTCCAGGTTCTAACTGATATCTGCTACGTAGTGTATTATCAGTATCAATATAGATATCAGATCCGTTGTATGTATTTCCATAGCGTCTTCCAACATATCCTACTAACTTTTGTAAGGTGCCTGGTTGAACTAACGGATCAACCACTGCCGACATGAATTTGTCATTCGCGTCTGATCTAAAAACTGTTGGTAACAATTCAACAGTTTTTCTGATTGGTAAACCGCTTTGAGGGAATTTTTTATCTGCCATATTTTATCTTCTTAATACTCTGTTAAACGCTAGAACCGACTTCGGCGGTTGTTATTGCTGACACTATTTCTACATCATCTACTGTTGCGCCGCTGATTAAAATTTCGTCAGGCCCGCTTTGAATTTCAAATAAACTACCAAATGCTAAACTAGCCTGTCTTGGTGTTATTGTTAAATTGCTAATGTCTGGTGCTGTTTGATTTAGTATATATGTGTTCATTTCACTTAGGTAAAATCTATCTCCGAAGTCCCAATTGTTTATATCAAAGAACTCATTAATAGCTGTGATAATTCTTACTTTGAGGTCGTTGTCGTTGATTGCTTTATTAGGATTCTTAACTACTTTAAATTGTGCTTGTAGATTCGCTGCCGCAGTGCTGCCAAATAATACTTTGTAGGTTACCGGATGATATATAATCTCATCGCTGATCGATTTAATCGCATTTAGATTTGTACCAAACGTTATTTGCAAACTATCGCTGCTAGGTGCTTCTGGTTCTGTACTTCCGCCTGCTAGATAAATCCTATAAGCAGTATCATAACTTCTAGTCATTAAAAATACATCAATAATATTACTTACGCTAGGATCAATTCGGCGATCAACACTAGCGTTATGCACGTATTGGAATTTTAATTTATCTCTACCAACTACTCCTTTGTAGGAGCTTTCTAATATCAATGTGTTAGTAACTTTGTTTACTCGCTTAACACGATTTTCTGCAGAGTCATAAAAATAAATTAAATTGCCGTTGGCATAATCATTAACGTTAACTAGTGATTCTTTCTGTACCACTGTGATATTATTAGAAGAATTATCAACCAATTCGTATGTTGTGTTTCCTGCAGAATCTGTTACTTCTTGGAAGAATAGATAATTTAAATCTGCATCTTCACCTATAATCTGTTCAAATTGCTCAGGATTATCAATAACGCCGTCGCTGTCAATATCTGAAAATGCAACTTTGATTTCTTTTGCACTTTCATATCCATCGTCAAATTTAATAGTATCGGTAACTTCAAATGCGAAATCCTGCTTGATAGCACTACCTGATCCATCGCTAACTGTGTTGATTCCTAAAATTGTTACAGTATCTTTTACAACTGCGCCAACTTGATTATTGTATTGTTTTTGGTTAACATCATAGTAAAATCTATTTTGTTCAACACTACCAGCAATATAGTCTAGGCCTCGTATCCGTACTCTATATTGATCTGCTTCTCTAATAAATGCAATTATCCATGATGCATCTAAATTGTTGCTAGTAGTGTCACCTGAACGTCCTAAACTAAAGTCACTAACTGAATCTAGGTTAGATGAAGTGATAATATTCCATGTTGATGCTTCAACTTCAAATCGCAGTCCAAAATTTAAATTTTGAGATACTTGATTAACAATTTCCGATTCTAATGCAGCAGGCAGATCATTTACAAATTTTGGAATAATACGCTGAGCTATTGCTCCAGACGGAATAGTATCACTAAACGACACAGGACCTAGTCCCGATGTTAATATACCTCTGCCAGAATTTGTACCGTCGCCGACAACTTTAATTACTTTGGTCCACAGTCGATCAGTTTGCAACGAATCTGCAAGGTTAATGTCTACAATTTGTCCATTCTTAAATGCTTTACCTGTAGGAGGAACAAATTTAACCAACGCACCAAATTTAACATATTTTAAATTATTAGTAGAATAAGTGCCAACTTGGAATAACGATTGGTCTACTGAGTTTTTAAAATACCCGGTAGTAAGATTTACTTGAGTTGTTGTTTGTTCCCATACAGTGTTAGTTTCAGTGAATGTTATTTTATCAAAATTAGTTATGTAGAAGTTATAAACATCGGTGTCTGTAAATACAGGCTCAACACTACGCTTAATAAAATTAATAATATCTATTCGGTTTGACCATTTAAAAGTCAATGCTCTTTCAATTTCTTCTTTATATAAGAATCCGTCATTTGCAAATACATTAACTGAACTGTATTTTCCGCTGGCATCAATAATTTCAAAGTTGCGAGAAATTCCGCTACTTGTTCTATTAACTGCTTTAATTTTTAAAATATCTTGGCTACTTGATAACGGTGCAAGATTGTAATCTTCACCAGTAATCATTCTATTTTGTGTATAATATACCGCAGGTGCATTTGTTCTAATAGTGTCAATATCTTCAGAAGCTGCACTTGAAGATACACTTGACTGCAATGCTAGCCCAATAGTTAATGTATGCTGTACTCCTTGTTTGTTAGTATAAGGAACTGCAATGTTAATACCGCGCATTTCTGCCGGTGCAATAGTATATGATAATCCGTTACTAACTCTATAGTAAACTCTAAATGCACCTTGTGGAATATTACCGTATACTCCATCAGCAAATTTTAAATCAATACGGTCGTTTTCTTTAGTAACAACTGAGTAGATATTTCTAATATCTTGACTTAGACTATTGTAGGCAATATTGTTACCTAGTAACGTAGATACCGGAGTCCATTCATTTAGTTGTGTGCCTGTTGAGCTTAGGCTGTATAACCATACATCATTGTTATTAATGTTAACACTGTCAACTGAGACTGTTTCATTAGTTGTAGGAACTTCAATATTAAAGTCTGCAAGCTCTAAACTGCCCTGTTTAAACATCAAGTAAAAACCAGTGTTAGAACTACCAGGCCCTTTGCCGTCATTACGGTAGACAAATCCTACTTGATTACCAGGAACAGGCGGTTCTTCGTATATGCTGGTGCTACCATTAAATGATGTGCTTACAATTTCAAAAGCCATGCCGCGGCCGGCTACAGTTTTGTTAAATGTGTAAACTGCAACGTCTGTGCTAGTGCTACGCAATCTATATTGTTCTGTAGGAATGCCTTGTATAGTTGCACTACCTTGGCTGCGCCCAAACTCTGTATTATCTGCCATTGCAGAATTCAACACAGTTATGAATTGTTCTAACCAATTAGTGTTAGTTGGGTCGTTCCAAGAGATAATTTGCTGTGCTAAGTTTTTACCGTTACTATCAAGAATGTCTTCGGTAGTTGTAACTGTAGAGAATTTTAAAAGACCGCTAGAAGAGATGTTTCTTTTGGCGTTGTAGCTTAACATACGAGCAAGACGTAGGACACTTTCCTTACGCTCTGCAAGCTCAATAAAGTTTTCTCTTGATGCTAGATCAATACGGAAAGCAAGACTTTGACCTAAAAATGCAACAGCATCAATAAGAGCCATGTACTCAGATGACTCAATATAATCGTTAAAATCTTCCGGATAGTTTTCACGGAGATAGGTAATAATGACACGACGTAAATTTTCAAAGTCGTAACTTTTAAAGTCAGCATTACTAAACGTCTGATAGATTCTAGTCCAATCTTGGTTTAAAATTAAGTTATTTTGTCTTGTTGTCGTTGTCATCTTTCAGTCCTATAATCATATTTACCAAACAAAATAATGTGCTCAGTTAATGACGGAATTGTCCTTGTCGAAATTAAAACTCATGCGCTCGTTAATGTTAAAGGGTATATATGTAATATCTGCTTGTATTCTAATACCCTGGTCAGTACTATCTATTTGTACTTGATTTACCGCAATACGAGGATCATAATTGATAATGTCCTCAACATCTTTGGCAATCATATTTTTTACATCTTCAGTAAATTGTTCGAACAGCATGTCCCAGATAATTGTACCAAACTCTGGATTTTCTAATTTTTCACCCTTACGGATATAAAAATGATTGATTAAATCCTGTTTGACTAAGTCTATATCATAGAGCTTAAAGTTCTTTTTAGTTTCGCTTGAACTAAATCCTTTGTAGGCAAAGCTGCCTCCTGCATCGCCGACCGATGCTTTATTAACTGCAACAGTTTTTTGATTATATAATTTATTGGCCATGTTATACGTCCCTATCCGTGTTATCCGGAGTTAATAAGTTAGGTGCTTGATTCTCATGCAGCGGCCAAGGCTCGTGCATAGGTATGCGTTTCATAATACTGTTTGTGGTACCTGACTGATATTTTGTTGATGCCCAATTCCTATCACCACTCGTTACTGGATTAGCATGTAACGGTAACGGCCTAACGAAGTCGGCATTTACTGCTGGATCAGCAGCAAGATCACTGTTCATGTTAATAGTTGCCGCAGTTTCTTTATGATCCCCTGCACTACCTATACTAGTGTTTCCAGAAGTACTAAATTTGTTATCACCGCCTGAATTAAGATCAAATGTTCCTACTTGAGATACTTTTGTATTTGCACCTACAAGTATATCAAGATTCTTACCTATAGTAATTTTGCCATCAGCATTGGCAAATACTTCAAAATTTGTTGCAGTTTCAACATGCATTTGCCCAGACAACGTTTTGATATTAATGTTGCGGCCAGCTTCCATGTTAATATCACGGGCTGCTTTAATGTTTAAATCATTTTCAGTATGGATACTGATACTATCGGCAGCATAGATATCTATTTTACCATTGCTAGTCAGTTCTACCCATGATGTACCTCTAGCATTTCCAATGTAGATTAAATCTTCGCTGTTATGCATTAGCAGTTGGTGGCCGGTTCTTGTACGGATACGGAAGTATTCGCTGTACGGAATAGTAGGGTCGCCCTTTTCGCCGGCAAGTACATCTGCATACTTTACAGGGCCGCCTGTTGGACCTCCTGCTGGCGTTGCACGTTGATAACGATCGTCGCCGTCGTCCATGACAAACTGTGTTCCGCCTAGTCTGCTGACTGGAACTGTTGCAGTTGTTTGGCTTGACAATGTTCCTAATCTTGCTTTCTTTGCTTGGCTACGTTTGTCTAGTGGTCCTGGAGTAGATATTCCGAATACCATGCTAGGAGTATTACGTCTAGCACTTGAAGTAGTAACTCCCCGGACATCATCTTCTACTAGTCCTTGTTCTAAGAATCTTTCAGCAATAGGGTGTAATGGCCTCTTTTTATTATCAATGTCAACTGACTGGTCTTTTGCATTCAATCTACGATTTAGTTCTGCAATTGGCAATGGCTGTTTAGTATTATATTTGTCTTTGTCCGCCTTGTCCATATCGACTTGTGTTGACCCTGCGATTGCAGGAACCATATTATTAGCAAATCTACTAGGTATACATCCAATCCAATATCCTTGACTAGGATCTCCATCAACAAATACTACTAATACTGTTACTCCCGGATCTGGTGGTACGAACCACATACCATAGCTTTTTTGAGTATCGTTAAACGCTTCAATTGTTGGAACTTTTCCGTCAGTAGCAGTATTTTGTCCCATGTTCTCATAGGCAGTGTACCCATAAAATGGCTGGGCACATTTTACAATGTATGTTTGTGTATCCTCGCCAATAGTGTTTCCTTGATTTCTAAGTAAAGTAACTTCTAAACTTCCCATAAAACTTGGATCTAAGTGACTAATAATTTTAGCCAAGTAGGGCCCTGCGCCGATATCTTTTTTGTCTGTTACTGCTACTGAGCTACGTTTTTGTTGTGACATATTATGTGTAATCCACTGGTGGCGTATTATCTATTACGGATGTTTTAGGTTTTTCTTCTGGGCCAAGTTTAATAGATAATGCATTGGCTGGATCTGTTCTGAGATCTGATTTAATCTCTGCTGGGCTGTCTGCATAGTCAGCTGGCTGTCCTGGCATTCTAATACAAGTTAGTTTTTGTTTAAAAATACCGTCGCTGAATATATTTTCGCACATAGTTACCCTGTAGATCCCAGTGAATGGACTTTCAGCTTTAGGAAAATTATATAATCCTGTTTCTTGATTAATATCAATTGGAGTTCTAAAGGTCAAATAAATGAAAACATCGCCGCTTTCGTAATTCATTGTACCGTCTTCTGTAATTTGTGCTTGCGGTTCTACAGTAGCGGCAAAATAGTTTCCCTGTCCGCTATCTACTACCCAATAGGTATCCCCTAAAATTTCCAAATTAACAGTTACCATCTCTGCTTGGCTCTGTGTAAATGCTCTATGAAACTGTTCCGCTACCTGTTGCTCAGTGTTAGAATCGCCAGTGCCGCCTTTCATTGCTACTATCTGTTCTGGAGTCTTTTTAGGTCTAGATCTTCCTAGGTTAGCTGTTTGTGCAGCTCTTGATCCGCCGTCGGCAACTCTTGACTCTTTAGGCTGTTCTG